AGTTCTAGCTTTGTCTGTTATATCAACATTAAAATCATTACTTACACCTTCACCCTGTCTGTTCACTGCATCTTTAGTTATCTTGAAATCACCAGTGCCACGCAAAGGATTTGATGTATTTCTTGTAAACGTAATATTTGCACTGCCAGCTGTGCCGTCAACAGGACTTACTGCTGCTGCGTCTGCGTAAGTAGAGTAACCAGATGTGTCTTCTGTAGCACTTGGATTATCAATATGATTTATACCTGCAGCACCGCTAGTGCCTCCTGATTGATCAACAAAGCTAAGGTTTCCAGCGCCATCTGTTTTTATAACTTGATTTGCACTACCATCTGCCGATGGCCATTTTATGCCTTTTATAACAATGTCATTATCAGCGTCAATTACTCTGTTACTTGCCATTAGAAGTTCCTCGAGATTTCAATCCAACGATTGAGTTCTGTGTTCCACATAAGTTCTAGTACGTCGCCTCTACCTAAAGAGACATCACCATTAAGCAAAATGCCATAATCAACATCAGCATATTGAAACCCAACTGTATTGGTATCGTTTGTTCCAATAAGTCTAACTGTAGTTGCATTAGTTGGTGCTGAGCTACCAAAAGGTGTGTTACTTGCACTAACTGCACCACCGCTACCAGCGACTGTTAAAACCTGGTTTAAATCAGTTGTTGAGTAAGTAAGAGTTCCACTAGCACTTACGTTTTGAACGGTGCTTACAGTCCATTTAAGGTGGTTAAGAAGCTGCTGCACATTACTAACAGTGCTGCTTCCTGTGTTTTCCAAAGATACAACGCCAACTGTACTTGTATCAACCGTTCTTGACATAAAAGCAGAGTTAACATTTGAACTAGTAACTGGTGAATTAGATTGTACACTCATTAATCTACCTTTCTAAATCTGAGTAACCCGGTCTGAAAGAAACCTGGCAACCTGCCAAAGTATTCCTTAAGTCGGAAATTTAAACCTTGCCTATTTTCCGGAGTTGACTCTAGTAAACATTTTACAAAAGTTCCGGGAGAATCTCTATTAAACATAATTTCGATTTTACGTTTTTTAGTTATGTACTCCATAAAAGTTCTTAAATTATCAAGGCCATTAGTCTGGTTTTCTATGACCGACCCTGAAGCTATAGTATTATTGGTCTGATATTGGATTTCAAACTGTGCAATCTTTCGCTGCCCGAAGGTAACGACTTCAATATTCCCATTGGCACTTTCTGCCACTGATGGACTTATTGCCTGTTGATTATCTTCAAAATCTACAACTTTTTGCAAAAAAAATTGTGGCAAAAATTCACTGCCACTAGCACTGCCTGTGTAGCTATTTGACCCGGCACGATCACTGCCAGTAAAACCCATTAAATTAAAAGCGGAGAATCCTCCGCCTGTTGCTACTTTTAAAGTAAAATTACTAGTTCCTGCAATCGTTAAGGTGCGATTAGTTCTGTTTACTGTACAAGTAAAGTTGTTGTTACTAACAGCATTCATTGCTCTTGCAACCTCAATTGCATATTCAGTCAGACTATAATCAGCAACGTTTAGTACAGCTGTCTTATCTGCACCGTCATTAAACTCTATGTTTAGATTAGAACTATCAACAAAATGTCCGAAATAAAATTTTGATCTTGTTGTTAAACTCATGCTGTAACTAACCTTCCATTTTTGTTTTCAAATTCATTATTAAGTATACTTAGGAGACGTGTCCCTGTCTCCTCCGAATCAAAGACATCCCCCTGGATAACCAACTGAACTCGTTGTTCTTTTTCTATTGTGGCAACTTCTTCATCCTCTAATTCTGCAGTCTCTATTGGTCCACCAACCGTTGGTACTGCAGTAACATCTGTACTTGCACCGGTTGTTGCTGGGGCAGCACCACCACCTCCACCAGAAAATGATTTAAGAATTGTACCTAAGGCAACAAGACCAGCACCTGCAGCAATTGCAGCAGCACCACCAAATGATTTTAGTGCCTCTATACCTAATCCTGATGCTATTAAAGTAGAACCCATTTGTGTTGCTAGGTCACCAAGCATTCCCGCTATTGCTTGCCCAAAGCCTTTAAATCCATTTTGTCCCAGTAATAATGACTTTGTGAGAGCTTGAACACCTAATGATGTAGCATTTACCATTGCCGACTTTATATTGCCGCTAAAGTTATGCAAAACTTTTTTACTTTCAATGCCAAAATTAAAAACACTGTCAGAACCTTTTTTTGTTTTATTTACTATTGTATCAACGCCTGAAGCAACTGATTGCTTCATGCCGGCAACATTTTCTCTAAATCGCTCTAAAGTGCCTGTTAATGTTTCAGCTACAGTCATGTCATTTTCAAGTAATGTAACTGCGCTTTCTGTAGCTGCAGTGGTAAATTCACCAAGAGTCTCTCTTGCAGAATCCCTAAAATTATTTATTTGCTCTACTGGAAAAATTTTATCAGCAAAAGGTATGTTTGCTATTAGAGCTATGCTGTCAGCTACATTAACTACTAAACCTTGCAAGACTGTTCTTATACTATTAAATGCAAGCATAGCAACATTTTTCATAACTATAAAAGGCTTAGCTAGAACACTTGCCGCTGTTACAAAATCTATAAAACCAACTATTGCACTATCTACAAACCCAACTACTGCGTCTACATTGAAACTTTTAATAAGACTGTTAATGCCTTTTGTTATAAGATTTATAAGGCCAATAAATTTTGGACTCTGGATTAAACTTAATCCAATATTTTCTAATAAATCACCAAAGCTATTTCTAAGTTGTGCCATTGCACCACCAAATGTTTTAACTTCTGATTGTGCAAAACCACCAAATTTTTTGGCTATAATATCTATTGCTGCACCACTTTGTAATTGCTCTTTAGTAAGACTACCTAGTTCAGGTATGGTCTCTCCTAATTCACCCTTAAGCCCACCAAGTGTTTTAGTAATATTTCTTGTTGCTGATTCCATATCAATACCTAAAGCTGCTGACATGTCTGCTGCTGCTTTAACTATTTCTTTGGATTGATCAACGGTTGCTCCCATTGCTTGTGAGAAACCTAATTGATCTAATATTACCTCGTCGCCAATTGTTGAAACTGATTGTAATTGTGATGCAAAATTTTGTAGTTCTTTAGATGTTTGCTCGCTAAAGTTTCCTGAGCTTCTAAGAGCAGCATTTAACTTGCTTACTGCTGCCTCTTGTTGTGCTGCTGCGCTTATAATTTCTTTACCGGCAAAGGCTGCCGCTGCAAAACCCGCCACTGCAGCAAAAGTGGATTTAAACCCTGACTTTATATTATTGCCAGCTTTGTTTAAATTTTTTTCTAAACTTTTTGCAGCTTTTTTACCAGAAGTGCTTGCCTGATCTTCAACTTTTTTAACTGCTTTAACGGTCCCGTCACTATCAACAATAAGTTCAATTTTTATGTCATCAGCCATTTATAGCCCCTAGCATTTTTGCAATGTCTTCCGTTGACATTGCTCTTTTTGTTGTATCAGCAGGAAACGCTTCTCTCTTCCTTTTTCTAACTGTTTCGTTTCTGTGGTGCTTGTTTACATGTGGATGGTCTGATATCTGTAAGCTTCTTAAAAAGTCTCTACTATCAATAATAGTAATAGCTTTCCAGTATTGATCAAACGTTTGTGGAGTCATATCAATTACATCATTGTAACTAAATGCTCCCCTATAAAAATGTAAAAAAGCTGCTATACAAAGAATTTGGTCATCTACTTTCCCGTAGTGTCTATCCCTTGCAATCCTTCAATTATAGCTTTTAAATAGGGCATACTAAGATTCTCAAACTGATCCTTAGTCATGCCCTGTTTTAACAAAAACTTTTCCATAACATTAAGTGGCTCGTCGCCTTTCATATCTTTAAAGTACTTTTTCCATTGACCCATAGTTGGCATATCCAAAACAAGTTCTATGTCTTTTACTTTAAATTTTTTTGTATCCTCAATGTTAATAATCATTTATTACTCCTACGTTAAGTCTTGTGTTGCATCTCCATAGCAACCATAGCTTATCGCAGAATTCTTCGTGCTGTCTTTAAAAACTCTAAAAGATATAGACATTGTTTTAGCAGCGTCTGGAGCAAAAGCTAGTGACTCAACTATTGGAATGGCTTTAAAAAACGTCCAATTAGTTGTCTCGTCTCCTGCACCTACTGGTTTTAATTTTAGTTGCTTACAGCGTGCTAACATAGAACCAAAATCTCTAGATGAACCATAACCAGAAACTTCAGTACCTCCACCAGGAGTATAATTTCCTCCCGTTGCATCCCCGATCATTTCGTTATAATTATCCGCATTTAGCTCTAGTAGAGTCATGGTTACTGTTATAGACGTACCCGTTTGGTAAGCATCAACTGGTGCCGTGCCATCTTGATCCGTGACGATATCGGTAGATTGAACCTCTACTGCTACCTCTACACCACCCGATGTTGATCCTAAATTTCTACTATCCCAAAAAACCGCCATCGGCTTTACCTGGATGTCACTCAATGCCATAACCTTCTCCTTGGTTAAATTACGTTAAAATCCATTCTAACTGAATACTGCATTGTAACCTGTAGGATATTATCATTAGATTCATCCGCCGGTTCAATAAGTATATTATCACAAACTACACGCTTGATTCCATTAGTATAGTTCGAGATTTTACTAGCTCTAAGTTTTATATTGTGAACTGTATTACTAGTAGAATCAAAAGTTGATTGTGTGTTTTTATAACCCTTAAAAAGCATGGTTATTGTCACACTAATATTGTCAGTTACTAAGTCCCCATTTGTATCTAAATTAGAATCATTTTGATAAACAATATGAAAGGTTTTATCCCTAGCACTAACAATCATGTTTTCTATATTAAATGCGTCTTTGTGCTCAACCGCTGTGGGCACTTCGTCTTTTATTCTGCTTTTAAAATATGATCTTACGTTTGAAATACTCATACTCTAGTTAGATCCCCAGTGGTTATACTTGCTTCTGTGTCAAACGTACCATCACTGTTAGTGTCTAATCTAACAAGACATCTACCTGCTGCTGCTGAAGCCATGTTTCTATAGCGTGCAGCCTTGTCTGCAAAGATGTCGTCAATAGCGTTAGATAGTGCTTCAAAGACATAAGATAACGTTTTAAATTTAGACCATTGTCTAACTTCTTCTATATCAACAATAGCTGCTGCTGTTAGTCTGTTGTCATTACTATCTCTTATACCTCTTTCATTTAGATCGTTTAGTATAGTTTCCTGGGCTAGCCTATGAGCATAGCGATAGTCTGCTTTAAACTCACTTAAGTAGTTAAGTATATCTATTTCATGACTAATTAAATCGGAGTCGTTACTAAAAAGTTTTTCGTCTGCAGCAGTTTTTACTACTACAGTTGCTGTTTTTGTAACATTAGGTAAGCCGTCACTATGTGTTGTAGTAACCGTTATTGTTTTAGTACCAGATGTACTATAAGCGTAATCAAGAAATTGATTAGTAGTGATAGTAAAAGAATCTCCCCCACCTTCAACCTCCACTGTCATTGACTGTATGCTATGGCCACCAGGATGAACAAAGGTCTTTGTGCAATCAATACGAAATTTTTCGTCAACCTGTAAAATGTCCTGATATGTATTTATAATTATAGTAGATGACATTTACACACCTAATTCTTTTAAGACTTTTAATCCCTCTGCCCATGCTTCTATATTGTTATACTTTTCATTAAATATAACTTTAGAAGCTGAATTAGAGGATAGGGTCTTAACCATGACACCTTTTTTTAAACACAATGATACCCACTGATTAAATTTAGAAACAAACTTTTCAGGATATCCTTGTCTAAAAGAAGTGCCTAATTTAACTTTTACATCAGAAGTTACTACTTCACCCATAGCTTCATTAAGAATGTTCTCAAAAAGACTATACGATTGCTTGTTTACGTAAATCTTTTCGTCCTGTGCTAATACAATTTCGTCAATGTTAGATAAGCTCATATTTTTCTCCTAATGATTTGTTGTGTTATCTTGACTGTCAAAGCTAGTTACTTCCCAGCTAGTATTCTGTGAATCCTTAATGGCAACACCATCACCAGTTGTGTCACCCCATCGCAACCATCTTTGCAAATCTGTAGCTGCACTGTGGCTTGATAAATTACCTGGTACACCACCATTAAACAACTCTAAAACTTCACTAGCATTAAGGGTCCTTTTCCATGTACTAAATTCGTCAATTTCAAAATTACCACTAGTGCCGCCAGCATCGTTAGTTCCTTGCGTTGCTGCAGCCTTTAAGTTTTCACCGCCAAAAACAATATACTCGACAGGATCACTTCTTGTAATTGTAGTGCCAGAGCTTGAAATTATAGTAACTGCAGAACCATTTATGTAATATGTGGCGCCGCCAAGCACATCATCAGTATTAGTTGTGACTACTACGTGATACCAGGCATCGTCATTGACCTGTGCAATTCTGTGATATCTAGTAGTGCCGTCTTTAGCAGATGTTGCCTGTAACTCTTCTGGTGATTTACTTGTATACATTTGAAAAAAATCTTGATTACCAGATGCATTTTCATAAACTTCCGCAAAAATTAAATTTCTTTTTGTTGAACCTGTACTATTGGGTTTAAACCAAAAACTATAACTTACATTAGGACTTGATCTAAAGGCTGTTGTAGAATCAAGACTTGGAAAAAATCCTAGGTAGTCTGCGCTACTATCTCTATTATAGTTTCCTGTTAGTTTTGAATTAGTCACTGGACCTCTATATGCATCTTCAACATATTTATGATTTCCAGAACTACTGCTATATATAGGGTCATCCATTGTAAGCTGAGCAATGCCATGGGTTCCAGAGCCAACTTTTTCAATATAATCAGATGTATTTTTAATATCAAAGACCTGAGTGTTACCGACACTATCGTTAGGACCATCTCCCATTCTAAAGTATCTATCAAGATTATAACCTGTTAAATTATCTAAGTTATGCCAATTTCCATTGTTATAAATTGCATTGCACTCAGTTTGATTAAGTCTTTTTGCATAAAAAGCTAACTCATCAATGTCTATGGTTGAGGCAGTATGCCTGTTTCCTGCTGTTCCATTACTTGAACTGTATGACCTCGCACTAAAAAATGACCCAGATATTGTTTTTGAGGCAAGTGATGCTGCGTTAAAATTACCACTATCATTGATTACAGTATGATTTTGCAGTGTTCCACCATTAATACTTACTTGTGGATGGTTGCTGCTTGATATGGCACCTGTTGGCATTACAAATGTATAATGATTCCAATCATTCCTTGTAGCGGAAGGTATATTTGTGTTACAGATTACTCTGTTGCTCAGCGTTGAGCAGAGATGTAGCCTTATAGATGGAGTGCCGCCGTTGCGTAGAAATATAGCAATGCCTTCTCCATCAGTTGAGGACTTCATTGACCAAATTACAGTATTAACAGCTGTTGAATTATTTGTAATTCTTAACCACATTGAAATAGAAAAATCATCTGTACCAATTTCAGGAAAAGTAGTACCGCCATAAGTTGGTGTTAATGATTTATTTGTAGCATTTAATTGAAAGTCATCGACACTTGATGAAGTTGATTGTCCATCAAGAAAAAACTCATTTTGTGATGTATTTGCTGCACCTGTCGTTGTGACGTTAGCACTTTCAGTTCTAAATACAGATGTTTCAGTAAAGTTTACCGTAAAGCTGTGCGAGTATGTAACTCCTGTAAACGTTGAAGCTGTTTCGACTACAATTGTATCGGTTAATGCTACTGTTAAAAGAGAGCCTGTTTGTGACTGTGTAGTATTATTTAATCTATAGAGCGATGCATTTGTACCAGTTAGTGACACAGTGTATGTGCCGACTACAGGGCCAGAATCAGCGATGCTAACGGTGCATACATCTGTTCCTACCGCCGCGTCTACCGCAGGACTTGTTATTGTTCCAAGAGTTAGAGTAAGATCACCTGCCGACTGCGCGTCAAAAGTCCAATTAGCAACCTGTGGGTATTCTGCAAAAAGTCTTCTGTTTGGCGCGCTGCCTGTATATATATATGTTATTCTTAGAGACTTATTTCCATCACCTAAACTTGGATGAGTGTAATAAGCAATATGTTCGTTTTCAAAGTCAAAGTTTTCAACATATTCTTTTGTAAGCATGCCATCGTTGTATGCGGCAAGCCATTTATTTATATCGTTAGAGCTACCTAATGCTGTAATGTCAGAGGCGCTATAATCGGTTTTGCCACCGCCACCAAATGAGCCAGATACCTTTACTTCACCCTGTGCATTAAATTTATCTTTTTCTAAATCGATTGTAGCTTTAGCCATAAGTTAAATATCCTTTTTATGCACTTGTGGTAACATTTTCAGAATCTGATAATAAAAAGTTTCTCTCTTCTATTGTAACAGTAAAAGAGTGACTGTAGCTTCCAGTAAAATTTATTGCTGTTTCTACAACAACATTATCTGTGACAAGAACATTTGTGATGCTTGATCCACTTGTTCCATTAGATGTGTTGTTTAATCGATAATTAGATGCATCAGTACCACTAAGTGTAATAGTGCGCGCACCATGTTCACCAGATGTAGTATAACTTACAGTGCACACATCCGTACCCGCACTTGAATTAGTGGCAGGACTTGTTACAGTTCCTAAAGTAAGATTTAAAGCACCTTTAACAGTTGCATCAAATGTCCAATCTACAATTGTAGCTGTAGTGCTCTCAATAACATCTACTGAGTTTTTTGTTGTATAAATATTAAAAAATCTAAGACACTTGTATCCATTACCTAAGCTAGGATGCGTGTAGTATACAATTTTTTCATTAGCACCATCGTATTGCTCTACATACTTATAAAGCAACATGCCGTCGTTAAAGGCACCCAACCAGTCACTCATGTCTGTCGACGATCCCAATGTAGTTATTTCTGTAGCTGAATACGAAGTCTGTCCACCTACTGCAAAATCACCAGCAACTTTTACATTGCCACTACTATCAAATTTGTCTTTTTCTAGATCTGCTAAAGCCGACATTATAACTCCTCGACTTTCTTCTCTTGTATAACTGTCTCAGCTTTTAAACCAAGATCAATCTCAACTTCGCCATAAAACCATGCGTAATGAGAATCACCATCAGAATAAATTTGATACTTATAAGATTTACCAGTTTGAAGTTGATGCTTACGAATAAGACGAGAAAGCGCTTGCGCGCTTCTCGCCTTAAGATAGTCGTAAGTCTTAATAGTAGCAGTTGCCATTATGGCTCCTTAAACAAAAAAGACTATTATTAATTAGTGGCCGTCAGCAAAAAATACTGCTCTCTTACCTTCTTGCATAGACTTAGCTCCGCAAAGCATTGAGCCTACATAGTGATCAGCAAGATTGTCTAAGTCTCTAGAGAATTCTAGCTTGTAGTTACTTTGTGAAGCGTATGCAACCGCACTTTTATGAAAAAACACACTCTCACTTGGTCCCAGCAAATCCGAAACGATCATTCTAAAACCGTACACGCGCCCAATTTCCCCACGTTGTATAGCTAGAGCAGATCCATATTTTGAAGCGTCAATTATGCCGTCCAATTGTAAAAGAAATTCTTCCTGTTCCGGCGACACTAGGCCAAAGCACTGATCGTCATCAAACATAACTTTCCCGTTAGATCTTAAAAGCTTACGCGCATTTGTAATATCAGCAAGAGCAATGTCGTCATTTGTAGCATCTGCATAGGGAAGCCTATGGTCAGGGTTTGCAGCAGAAGGTTGTGTAAGTTCTGCTAAAATTTTGTCATCAACTTTTCTAGCAAGAGCTTCACCGATTTCTTTTATAACTTCTGCAGGTACGTCAACGTTAGACTGTACTTTAGCAAAGTCTTCGATTTTTGCAGAAACATACTCATGAGAAAAAGTAATTGTGTCTACGCCAAAAGTCATTTCACTGTTTGTAACAGCACTGTTTTCTGACTTAGTAGATGCAGAAAAAAGATTTCTTCTTGGGATAGAAAGTTGTGACATACCTGGAACTGCTTGAGCAGAAAGGTCTGTTACTAGTGGTAGTAGTTGTGCTTTTTCAGCTAATGCTTCTTGAACAATTGAAGAAACAATTTGTTGTCTTGTAGCCGCAATCTCGGTTGCGCCAATTTCGTTAGCCATATCATCCTCCGTGATAATAGTTTAAAAATTTTATTCTTTGCTAGCCCCAAAGCCAAGCAAAGCAACTCGTTCCTTCATACTTAAATCCTTTAAAGTTTTAGGAACATCTTTAACGAACTTAGAGTTAGGAGTAACTGTATCAACTGAGGGTGCTTTCTTTTTAAAAAGATAGTCATACTCAGGGTTAGCCTTAAACTCATTTATAACTCGCACAACATCCTCTTGTACTGGGTTATAATCGTCGTCAATTTCGATGGCTTGTAATTGTTCGTCACTCATTAAACGAAGAAGATGTTCAGCTCTTACGCATCCTTCTTTTTCGGCTGTATGTCTTAGGGCCTCGGACCGCTTTGACCAAGAGTAAACGCTATCACGCTCATCGACTGCGCTTTTAAGCTTAGAGTTCTCTTCTCTTAAGGCTTTTACCAAGTCTTGGTACTTGCCTTGTTGTTCAAGCTCTCTTTCTTCATAAGCTTTGAGTCTTTCCTCAACGTCATTTAACTTTGACTTATATTTCTTGTTTTCGGATAACACTCTTCTATGCCAATCATAGGAAGGTTGCTCCTTATCACCGTCTTTATAAGTCTCACTAGTCCCCACTTGTCTCTCATCTGCCTGGACACTATCCGTTGCTGAATCTTGGGCACGGCCCTGAGTGGTTTCATTCTCCATTCTAACTCCTTTTAAAAATGGTTACAAGCGTCATTTTAAACGCTTCATAATTTCTTTTTTTATAAAATTAAATACATCTCTTGTTACTTTGTCACCTACTTCAAGTGGGTCTCTGTTTAAAGTAATCATTCTCTGTCTAATAATTTTATTACTAACTCTTTTTCCAATTTTTTTACCCTTACTGCCTTTGTATGCAGGATGAGAACCAAAAACATTTATTTTAAATACTAAAGACTTAGCTTTAACACTTATTCTTGTTCTTATTGAGTCTAAAAATTTACCTGTAATAGTTAGATTAGGAGATGACTCGCTATAGTTAGTATGAGTCTTGTTGTTCTTTGCTATGTATTTACGATATCTTTTAGTTGACTGTTTTAGTGCAGGATATTTTTTACCAGTGCCTAGTGAGGCAGCATTGTTTCTTATATAGTCTCTATAAGTGTCAGCTAGCTGATCAGATACTTTGGATGTATTAAGTTCCTTAACAGCATCTTTTAATTTCTGTTTTACAACCTTTGTAAGTTTGCTTGTAATTTTAACTTTACTCAAAAAAATCCTCAATACTGATACTACCTAATGATCCACTGTACTCCTCTGGCTCATCTTCTGGTTTGGGTTTAGGTAGTCTTTTTGCAAATTGTTTTATTTTGCTTTTATAAGCATCAACTATATCTTTTTTAAAGTTTTTGCCTTTTTTTGCTTCGTCGTTAGGTATGAATGATCGCTTTGGCACTGTATCGCCGACATTATGATTGTATGCTTTAGCCATCTGCTCAGGTTCGTCGATAAATATTGTAAATGACTCATCATCAAAATCAACATCTAACTCGCCCATCATATCGCCAAACAAAGATAGGTTAGCCTTGCTATTGCCAACTAATTTCTTTTTTTGTTTTGCGTAAGCCGTGCTTAATTTATCAAAAGGTTTATTACCAGCTACAGGTGAATCACCTCGAGCAACATATTGCTTCAAGCGTCTTAAAGCTTCTTCTCCGGCAAGTTTTGCCGCCCTCTCTCTGTCGGAGGGGTCTTTTATTTTGCGAAGTTCTTTTTTAAGATCTACTCTGTACTCGATCTCATCTTCTCTTAAAGGCATTAGTCAATGTCATCCTCTAGACCTGGTATTGCAATTTGGTCTTGATCTGCAGGCACATTTACAACTTCTTGCAATGGTAACAATAGTTTTTCGTCAGCATCTAGTTTAGCAATAAATTCTTCTGCCTCTGCTCTATCCATATTGTATATATCCATAACTGCAGTAACTCTTGAAGCAAGTCCTGCTGCCATAAGTTTTTCTTGTGTATTAACTTTGTCGACTAGAGTTTGTGCGCCCTCTGGTCTTGAGAATGTAACATTTATATCTACGTCATCAGCAAGTGCTGGCATTCTATATCTATCTAAAAGACCATCAGTATCTACAAGAGAGTTATAAAAGAAATGTATAATATGAAACAGCTTGTACTCTACTTCATCAAATAAACTGTAGTCTTGTTTACTAGCATCAAATCGTTCTATCTGACTTAGTAGTCTTTCTATACCAGATGCAAACCTTTGACCTGACTCACTACTAACAACTTTAGGGTCGACACCATTACAAGATAAGAATTGTGCTAGCAGAGTTTCTGCAAACTCTATAGCATGCTGTACAGAGCCGCCAGGAGTTTGAAAGCTAAACGATGCGGCACCCTCGTCTAGGTCACTTGGTATTTTTAAAACAGTGTTAGGTCCAATATCAAAGTTTTGCTTAGAAATAACAGACTTAGGTCCTGTAATAACTGCTTGGGAGAAACCTTGTGTTCTAAGTATCTGTGCAATCTCTGTCATGACAGCATTATACTGAACAGTAAAATCAACTAAGGCATTAGTTTCATCTGCAAAAAACTGAAAGTCCTTATAGCCAGCGACATCCACAAATGGCAGCATTGGTATGGGTGATAAAACATCTTCGCTTAAAACTTCACCACGATTCGTCATAATAAAGTTTAGTGCTGGCACCATCTCCTCTGTTTCGGCATTGTAGTATTCTCTAGTCCAGACCTCATAAATCTGTGCAGTAGTATCATCTTCATCTGCAATGGCTTGATCTATACCGTCAGACTGACCTGATTTATATGGCCTACTTACACCGCTTTGATCGTGATGATCATTTCTTTTAAAAGAGTTGTCATGTGGACTGATAATAACCGCAAGCATATCCTCAGGATTATCCGGCATAGGAATGACATCCACCTGATGCAGTTTTAATACCCGTAAATTAAATTTTCCTTGCTTAGGATACACTTGTAATAAACACTGATTTTGTAGGGCATAGAAAGCATTTGCCTGACTAAGTAAAAAGTCAGCTTTCATGTCTCCATATATTTTTTGTAATACTTCTTCCTGCTCAGGTGTGACGCCAGTAAAGTGTCTTGTTGGAGCATCTTTATATACAGAGGCTTTTTCCTGTACGATTCGTCTTGCCAAATTTGATCCAGACTGGATTGGCATCTTCTCCACAGACTTAGAGCTAAAAAGAGTTTCTAAATGCTCTTTAACATACTGTCTAAGACGACCATTATATATTTGTGTTGCTCTATAACTGTCGTCTTTTCTTGATTTGTTTTCTGGGTTTTCAATTTCTTCTAAGATTCTTAATCTGTTTAGCGGGTTCCGTAAATCCATTTACCTCTCCTGGCTTATTATGCCTATTTCATTCTTTGATTTTATCGGTGCAAACTTATGAAGCAAATAGCCAAGACTGTCTGAAATGTGCGTAAGTTCTTTATTGGTAACTTGATCTAAAGAACCATTCGGACGCCATACAACTTGCTCAAGATCACGGATCAGCTTTTTACACGTCGGGTCAATTATAACACGACTTTGGGCTAGTAATCTATTCATATTCTGTACACGATCTATAACTAGAGGATTTTTTACAGGTAGGCACTCAAAGCCTTCGTTTTGCAGTATGACCTTGTTACTCTTGCCAGACGTGCTTCTGTTTGAATAAGTAGAGTCAGCCACAAGTTTCCAGTTGGCATACCCACGTTTTTTTAGCTCAGCCGCAAGTAGGTAAGTATCACTACCACCCTGCAAAAATATTTCGTCAAATACATAAAAAGTTCCATTTTGATAGTAGGCAATTACTGCAGTTAGTGGATCTACGTTAAAGTCACAGGCTATAATACCAAACCCGGGGTTTTTACATTGCTTTATGTTTCTAGTTCTATCAAAGCAGTAATATACCTGCCCCGACTTAACACTTAAAAACTCACCCTCTAGCTCTTGCTTTATGCCTTTTGTGTCTAAGTTCTCTGCCATGCGATCATAGAAATCTTCACTTATATATGTATTATCTTTTGTAGATGCTTTTATAAGCTTATAGTTTACTGGGTCATGCTTTTCTCCAACAAACATATCGTAAACCCAGTTAAATCCTGCAGGTGACGAAGTTATAAGGCACCGACCACTACCTGCTCTATCTCTCACCCTACCCATTAAAGTAGAATAACTCTCTTGTGAGATATAACACCCCTCGTCGATTGCGATAGACCCCGCATTGATTCCACGAACCCTATCTACTGAACCTTTCTCTGCACTAACACAGAAAAACTTTTTCACACCACCGAGAGTTAATAACGATTGTTGTTGGTTATATTGAAAGTCGATACCCCATTCAGTCATACACTTAAATACTTCTGTTAAAACTGATCTTCTTAATTGGCCGTATGACATAGCAGTTATTATACCTGTACTTGTATCACCTTGTTCCATTGCGCGTTTAACTTCTGTTAATAAAAACAAAGCAAGAGTAAAAGTTTTACCACTACCTACTCCTCCAATCATTGCGACGTTTTTATACTCAGTTAATGCCTGGAGAGTTGCCAACTGATGTGGCAATGCCTCAATCTGTTTTGTTTCCACTCGGTATAATCTCTATTTGTATTGGTGTTGCGTCTGTATTTACTTTTTCTATTCTGTCTTGCCAACCACACATATTCTTTAGGTAAAAGATAAGCATTGTACGGTCACCCTTTAATGCCATCTCTAAACCTTTTTGAATTAAACGAAGCCGTGTAGCGCTTAGTTTCTTATCGGCATACTGAGTATAGGTTAGACCAAAGCGAGCCTTTATATGGTTCTTTATGGAGTTCTCATGCACTCCTAAGATATCAGCACAGACAATTAAACTAGGTTTATATTGCAGTAGTTTATCTAAAGCTTCCCAATCAAATGGGGCTTTAGCTGGATCATACTTGTCCAAAACTGTCTGGCTATCTTCCTTTTGCTCTGTGTCAGACATTTACTTCCTTAAGCTCATCGTACGTTTTGCCATTAGATTCTAACACAGCTTTTTTACCAGTGTAGTTTTGCCAGCGGTTAACGATGACATCGCAATAGTGCTCATCGAGCTCCATGCCAAAGCATTTGCGATTAGTTTTTTGACAAGCGATTAGTGTTGAGCCTGAGCCAAGAAATAAATCTAAAACTTTTCCGCTACTCCATTTACTCATAGCATATTCAATTAACTCAACTGGCTTCATGGTTGGGTGTAATTCAGGAGCTTGTCTATTAAACGACCATACATCGGAATCTCGCTTTCCTATGATGTTAATCTTGCCCTTGGTGGCAAATAAAATTATTTCATGCTGGCCTGCGAATGATCCTTTAAGATCACCCATTGACCAATTATTTTTCTTCCAAATAATCATGTTTTTATAATCAAACCCAGTTATTAATGGCTTCCATTTTTCTACCACTTGATGGCTTGTACATATATAAATAGATGCATCTTTATGAGTATATTGATATGCGATTGGTATAAAATCTAGAATCTTATCGTCATTAGTAAGCATCTTATGTTTATCTTGATAATTAGATTCATACTTGTAACCATAAGGCGGATCGGTAAAAACCATGTCCGCTTTTTCACCTGCCATAAGTTTTTCAACATCGTCAATTATTGTTGAATCGCCGCACATAACTCGATGGTCACCTAATAACCAAACATCTCCTCGTTTAGTAATAGGATCTTTAACCTCAGGCACTTCATCTTCATCACCGATAGGCGTGTCGTATTTTTCTATTGGCTCAACAACAAAGTCTTCTATCCCAAGCATGTCGATATCTAACTCGGGTCCAAAGTCCATAACCTCTAGGTTAATCTGAGATAGGTCTAAGTCAGCCCACTCAGCTAATGCATTGTCCGCTGTCATGTGAGCATATTCCTGAGCTTCGTTTTCAAAGTCCTGATAGTCTACGGCAACTTTT